ACCCAAAACTATATCTATATCCTGCAGCTGATACAACGTACACTCTAAAATATTACGCTCTTCTTCGGATGAAGGATGCGGGCGCTTACACCAATAATGCTGAGATTCCTTTTCGTTTTCTTCCATGTATGACTGCTGGGTTAGCTTATTACATAGCTATGAAAAAAGCACCAGATAGAATTCAACTTTTAAAACAAATTTATGAAGATGAGTTTCAAAGAGCAGCAGATCAAGACGGCGAAAGAACAAGTTTATTTTTAACACCTAAAGTTTACTTACCGAGTGCTTAATGGGAAAGTACGCATCTGGTAAGTTTGCAAAACGAATATCAGACAGATCTGGTATGGCGTTTCCCTATAATGAAATGGTACAAGAATGGAATGGCTCATGGGTGCATACAAGTGAGTATGAACCAAAACAACCACAACTAGAACCGTTACCAATAGTAACAGATCCTCAGTCTTTACAACACGCAAGATCACAAATAGCTAATTCAACAGTTTTTGTTGGTCAAGATGGGGTAACAGTAAATGATTTTCAAACACTTGATATGTCAGTGACTAATATTTATGCCAACGGCGTAGCTTATGCCTCTACACAAAAGAGCATGATGCCTTTAAGTCTACAACAACCAAATAAACCTACCTTATTGCATAGCTCGACAGGAAATGTTACAGTGAGCACGTCATGACCGATTACTCTGATTTAACTGATAATGTAAGAAATTATACTGAAACAAGCACAAATGTGCTTTCTAACACTGTTATTCAACCTTTTATTGAATCGGTTGAAGATAAAATGTTTAGAACAATAGATTTAAATTTTTATAGAAAATATGACACTGCAACACTGACAGTTAATAACCCTTTTTTACCACTTCCTTCTGATTGGGAGGCAACGAGATATCTTCAATTAATAGATGCTTCTGATGACAGAACTTTCTTGATACAAAAAGATATTTCGTTTATGAATGAATACGCACCCGATAGAACGTCTGCTGGAGCTGGCACGCCTAAATACTATGCGATGTGGGACCAGGACACACACTATCTAGCGCCAACCCCGAACGCTGCCCTTACGGTAGAGATCGCATACACGTACAAGCCTACTGGTTTATCTAGTACGAATACATCTACTTGGATAAGTCAAAATGCTCCAAACGTGCTACTGTATGGTTGTATTTTAGAAGCACTTGGATACTTGAAAGGTCCAGCGGATATGATACAATACTACGATAAAATGTATAATCAGTCTGTACAGGAA